AGGGATGGTGAGCCATGACCCCCATCCAGCACGTGACCCACTGCTGCCAGCTTCACGGCTGCAAGTACGGGGTGCCGGCCTGCCCGGTCGTCCACGGCGGGGGGCAACGGTACGCCTGCGAATGGTGCGGCGAAGAGTGGGACGAGATCTGGGAGCAGGCCCATGCCGAGAACCGCATGTATGACCTGGGCTTCCGTCGCGGGCAAGCGACGGTACGATAGGGCTTCCGGTAGCGAACGGGATCAGCAGAAACCCCCCGGTGTGGGCGACCCGGGGGGTTTCTTTGTGTGTCTCAGGCTGGTTCCAGGGCCTTGTATCGGCCACCGCCCGCACGGGCGATCATCACCTTGGCTTCCAGTTCCGACTTCGCGAACCGCACCGCCCCATCAGCCAGTACGACCTCGAACGTGTTCGCGGCACCCTGCGGGGCGGACTTCCCACACCCACACATGGCTACTCCCCTCCGATAACCTCCAACAGCGCAGCCGCCGTCTCCACGCGTTCCTCAGCCCGATCGGCTTCGAACACCGCAAACGCCGACTCGGCTTCGGCGTACATGTCCCGCCGACGCTTCATCTTCTTGAACTGCTCTTCCAGGGTACGGCCGATCATGTCCCCGTCGATCACCAAGTGCACGGTGACACCGTCGGCCGTGTTGTAGGTGTTCGTCGTCGTGTCCACGCCGTAACTCTCCGGATTCTTCCGCCACTGCTCCGGGATCAGGTCTTCGCGCTTCAGCTCCCGCGCCCGCTTCATGATGAAGTGACGGGCCGCCGGCTTGTCCTTCGCCCGCCCGTACGCCTGGATCGCCTTCTCCAACTCGCGCACGTTACGGATCGGGAACGACCCGTCGGGCAGTGCGTTGCCAGCTTTGGCCGCACTCATCCGCGCGTCGTGAGTAAGCGCGCCGAAGGTCTCCATCTCCTCGGCGTACTCCAGGTCGTAGCCCTGGTCGGCGAACTGCTCCACCCGATCCGAGGACATTCCCCGGCTGTTGCTTCGCCGGTCCGTGAGTTCGGCAAGCTCACGCGCTTCCGCTTCAGTCAACCGACCCCGGTCACGCTTGTCGCGGAGACTCTCGATGCGTATCTGCCGAAGCTGCGCAAGCTCTTCGGCCTCAGCACCGCTGATGCCATCATCGCTGTCGGCTTTGGCTTCAAGCTCCCGGAGCCGTCGCAGGTTATCCCCACGGCTTGGCCCCTCGAACTCGCTGCTGCGGTCACCACCACCGCGAGGACCGTTCCCCGAAGGGCGGTCAGTGCTGCGGTCGCTCTTGCGGTTATCCCGGTCACGGCGAAGGTCGCTGGTGCCCGGGAACACCTTGTCAACCATGTCGACGAACTTGCCGCCGAACCCGCGCTTGTGCTTCTTCTCGAAGTCAGCACCGGCGATCAATGTCATCGGGCGACCCGACGCGACCCGGGTACGGGTCACCGCGAACCCGGGAGTGTTCACGGCCAGGGCGGCGACCAACTCCAGATGTCCGCCGACCTCCCGCCAGTCACCGGAGAGGGGGGAACGACGGAACTCGGCGACCCGTTCCGGGGTTGCGCCGGACACCAGCGAACCCGCCACCCAGATGCCGTGCTGGTCTTCGCCGGCCCGGACCACCGCCACGGCGGTACCGGTGTTGTCGTAGTGTTCGGCCGCACTGGCGTAGTTCAGCTCCATCGCGGGGTGGCCGGTGCCGAGGGTGATCCGACCGACCGGCAGCAGGTCCCCTTCAGCGGTTTCGACCGCCCCGGTGTGGAAGTAGGCGTATCCGGTCTTCGACGGTGGGGCGGTGACGCATTCCCGCTGGAAGCCAAGGTGACAGGCACCCCACGGGGCCAGATGCCCGAACACCCGTCCATCCTCGGTGATCGTCATTGGGGTGTGCGCCTTGAACTTCGGGTCGGCAAACCATGACTTCGGCGGGCACACCCGCGCGGCGGCGGCGGTCAGGGCCTGTTCCCATGCCCGACGCTCATCCTCCCGGGCGGGGCCGACCCGCCACGCCGCCACACTGGCGAACGACCCGTCGTCGTATACGACCTCGGCGGTTTCACCGTCGTCGGAGAACTGCACCAGGTAGGCGCGCAGGTCCTCCCCGTCAGTGTCTTCGGATTCGACGATCACCGGGTCTCCGGTGGTGGCGGTACCCGCCCACACCGACGCGGTGAGTTGGTCGACCTCTTCGAGGTATTCGTCGTCGGACAGGCTCAGCGACTTCACCTCGGCGAACGCGGGGATCTGCACCAGGGTGGCCCCGGAGATACGCCCGGCGGTGACAACGGACATTGTTGGCGTCTCGGCCGAGTGGTCGACCCCGGAGCTGCACCCGCAGTCTTCGCCGGCTTTGGCCAGCTCCTGCTCCGCTTCCGGCTCGATGGGTAGCTTCTCCACGGTGGCGTCGTCGAGGTCGACGGATGGGCCGATGACACCTTTCGCGGACAGGGCTTGGGCTTCGGTGACCTCGGGGGTGGTTTCCGGGTCCAGCCAGTCACCCTTGCCGAAGATCTCCCCGTCCCGGTATTCGACCCGCAGGATGCGACCGACGACGACCGCGCCAGCGTGGCCGGGGTTGTCGAGGCGCTGGAAACGTAGCGGCAGCGGGCAGTCACGGTTGGTGATGGCCCCTTCGGCGAACATGCGGCCGTCCCCGGTCGGTTTCCCGATCGGGGCGAGCGGGCCAGACCACGACTTGGCCATCGGTAACTCCTCCGCTTTAGTCCGTGATCAGCGTACGACTCACTGCCTGACGGTGGGAGTTCCCCACGCTTCACCGGATTCGATGCCGCGCAACCCGCCGGGTGTTTCGTCCCCGCGCTGCTCAGCCTTGTACGACTCGATCCGGGGGTCGGCGGCCAGCGGCCCGTTCTCGATCAGCGTGTTCAGGGCCTGCTCGCTGACCAGGTCAGGGTTCGGCCCCCCGCCGATCGCCAACGCCCGGTTCGCGCGCATCAGCACGTCTTCCAGCAGGGTGAACACCAGCGACTTGTCCCGACCGGGCGGCAGCACCGCATGCAGGGTGGTGCCGAGTCGGGCAATCTGCTGGCGGACCGCTTCATGGCCGAGCTGTTTCAGGCTGGTATTCGCCGGGTGGAACCCCACCCCGTTCAGCCACTCGCCAAGGTCGATGTCTCGCGGTTGGGTCACGCTTCCTCCTCAGTATCGATCTCTTCCTCATACGCGGGCTCGATGTAGAGCTGTTGCGTGGTCAGCGCGTCGGGCAGCTTCGTCACGTCGGCTCGCATGTCCTGAATCCGGTACGCCGCCCGCGCCCGATCCTGCGCCCGTTCTGCGGCCGTGGGCTTCGACTCTTCCGGCTGGGTCACTTGCTTACCCCGATCACTTCCACGTCAATGCGTCGTGCCCCGTCGACCACTCCGTGGTCAGCGATCACGCGGTACTTCAAACCCCGTTCAAGCACCATTTCGTACTCGAACTCAGGCCCGGACAGTTTGATCCCCTTGATGCCTTTCGGGGTGAAGATCTGCATCACGACCCGGTTTCCCGCGTGGGCGATCTGGTGCTCACCGATCGGGTTCGGGTATTGGACGTTGGCGAAGCTGTTCGCGGTACCCGGGTTGGTGGTGGTGGACGAGTATCCATGCTCGATCCACTCCATACCGGTCAGGTCGGTTTTCCCGCCGTTCCAGATGCCAGGCCAGACCTTCTCCGGGGTGCCGAATCCGCGCAGGGTGACAACCGGATCGGTCAACGCGGACCGTTCAAACGCGACGTCCGCCGCCCGGACCTGACCCAATGTGTGGGTGTTGTAGCTCGGCCACTTGGAGAAGTCACCCTTGATCTGGCGCAGTTCGTCGTTCATGTCGATGTATCCGGAGCCCTTGTAGTTGCCCAGGGCGTTCTTCGCCTCATATCCGGACACGTTCGGAGTAGTCCAGGACCAGTCCGAGTTATTGGTCAGGCTGAGTGGCGCGGCGGCGAGTGCTGCGGCTTTCTTCTTCGCGATCGCGATCTTCTTCTTGTAGACCTCTTCGGTTTCGGACACGACGTTTCCCGACCCGCCACTGCTGGACGGCTGGAAGTAGGCGTCCCCGAGCTTCTCGTATTCCTTCTGCGCCTTCGTCTTGGGCTTGAAGTTGTACGAAGAAGTGGTACCGGTGAACAGCACCATAAGGTCTTTCGCGGTGTCTTTGTTGTCGGGGTTGTTGCCGAAGGGCTCCTTGTATTCGGTGTTGGTGTACTTGCCCGCGAAGATCATGTCTCCGAGGTCTTTCGCGATGATCTTCTGGACGGTTCCGGGCAGGGCTTCGAACTCGTCCTTGGTCATCTGCTGGTACGCGTCGAGACGGGCTTTCGGGTCACCGTCCCCCACGTTCAGAGACGCTTCGTAGCCGGCTTCCTGACCCGGAGAAGCGAACTTCTTCAGCGTCTTGGACTTCGGGGTGAACGGTGCCCCGAAGGGCTTTCCGACCAGCTTGGGGAACACCTCGTCTTTGATCTTGTTCTTCTCGACTGAGCCGAGGTCGTCCAACCACTGGTAGTGGGTCAACGTCAGCAGATCAGCGACGATCTTCTTCTGTGTCGCCGGGGCCAGGCTTTCGAACTCTTCCTTGGTCAGCTTGTCGTAGACGTCGAAGCGTTCCTGCGCCTTCACAACCCCGACGTTCTCGACCGTGTGATGGGCCTTCTCGGCGGCGGGCGAGACGAACGTGACGATCTTCCCGGCTGTTGCGGTCGGAGCTTTCGGCTCGAACGCGGTCCCCGGGTCGGCACCGGTCAGAAGCTGGCGGGTGATCTTCGCGAGAGTCTTCTGGGAGTCCGTGAAATAGCCCTTGTCGGCCCCTTCGAAGATGTTGTCGAGATCGGCGACAATCGCTTCCTGCAACGCGGTCGGGAACTTCTTGAAGTCGGTCGGGGAAAGCTGCTGGTATTGGGCGATGCGTTCATGGACCTGACCGGTCGACACGGTAGCGGCGGTTTTTGCAGCCTTCGACTTCTGGCTAGGCCAAGTCACCTTTCCAAGCGTCTGCTTCGCTTCCTGCCACTTCGCGAACGAGTCGATCGGCGGTTTTGTCACATCGACCTGGGCGGCCTCAGTGTTGGCGTCTTCCTCAACAACCGGTTCGGCGTCCGGGGCGGCGGGTTGCCCGAAGTTCTCCAACAGCTCACCGAGCGAGTCGGGGATCAACGGTTCGGTCGAATCGGCCGGCTTCGGTTTGGTCGCCTTCCCCTTGCCGGTGAGCTGCTTGACGATGTCTTTGGCGTACGTCTTCTGTGCGTCGTCCGATTCGACCAGAGAGCCTTTGGTGATGTTCTTCAGGTCGTTGCGAATGGAAATCTGCCCACCGACCGACAGCCCTTCGAACTCGGCCTGGTCCATCTGGGCGTACGCGTCGAGCCGGTCATCGACACTGGTGTTCTTGAAGTCCGCGATAACTTTCATCGCGGCGATCTGGGCGGGTGTTCCCAGCGGGTTGGGGGCGCCGAGGTCTTGCGCGGTGTTGACGGCTTTCTGGCGCTGAACTTCGGTCACACCGGGGCTGGACGCGTAGTGCTTGAGCTTGTTCGCGATGTCTTTCTGCTTTGCCAGCGGCAGCGAGTCGAAGTCTTTCTTGGACAGCCCGGCGTACGCCGCGAGCTGCTCGTTGATCGAGTACTTGTGCGGCTTGTCCAGGACGTCCTGTGCCTGGGCGATGGCGGCAGCGTTGGGTGCGTCCAGGTTCCCGATCTTCTCGGGGTCGACACTGCTGGGCGGTTTGGCGTGCAGGTCGGTGGCCTGGCCGGCATTGTCGAGTGGATTCGCCACCGGCACATTGGGCTGGTCGGCGTCTTCGATGTGATCTTTGAACTTCTGGATGATCTTGTTGATCTGGTTCCGCTGGTATGGGCTCAGGCCCTGGTCGGCGTCCAGGGCCAGGATGTCAGCGACGACATTCTCAAGGTCGACTTCACCAAGCATCGAGATGTCATCGGTGTCAAGATCTTCGTAGGCGTTGATCCGCTCATCGACCGGGTAGTGCTGCGGGGCGAACGCGACGTTGGCGGCAGTGTTCGCTTCATAGCTGAGCTTGTCCCCCGGTGCGGCTTCGGGTGGAGCCTTCTGATCGGCCTTCTCGTTGAGCTTGCCGTCCCCGTCGCCATCCTTCGGCCCGGTCTTCGCCGGCTCGACTGCCTTCTTCGCGGCGGCCTTCTTCGCCTGCTCGTTGACGTCCTTAACCTTCTGGCTTACCTTCTTCAGCTTGTCTTCGGTCACCTGCGACAGCGGCGGCTGGTCCGGCTTCGACGTGTCCCCCGGGGCGGGCTGCGGCAGCGGCAGCGGCTGGGTCTTCTGAAGCAGCTTCTTCGGCACCGGCAGGCCGGCATCCTTCAGCGCCTTGATCTTGGCCTTGCGCTTCTCTTCCAGCTTCTGGATGCGCACCTTCTCCAGGGCGTCGTACACGCCCGGGGCAACCTGACGCAGCTTGTGCTTCCACCCCTTACACGGGCCGGGGTGCAGCGGCGCACGGCAGAACGTCCACCCGCACTGGGTGTGCAAACCCCAGTTGTCGGTGATGATCGCCGCGACCAGCGCGTGCGCGAAGTTGTCGGTCAAGTGCAGCGCGGACGCGACGAGTGCGTTCGCGGTCGATCCGGCACTGGCCTTCATCTGCCGGTTGGTGTAGTCGATCTCCTCGTCGGGGGTCACGAGAAGCAGTGTGCACCGGCAGTTGATGACTTCGTGTGCAGGACCGGCCGGGTCGCCCGGGAACATCATCGGGACACCGGGGATGCCGTTGTCCGGATCGGCCCCGACGGCGAAGTGCTGCGACAGCGGAACCCGCTGCCCGTCGGTCAGGTCGTGGGTGTGACGGGTCCGGGAGTCGTCGGTGGCCAGCCATACCTTCTCGTACTGGACGTCGGCGATCACCTCGGACAGGACGTTGAACGCGTCGAAGGTGCCCCCGTTGTACGCGCCGATCGTCTCGGTTCGGGCAACCGTGGTCGCCCGGTTCTTCCAGTAGGGCGCACCCGAGGTGAGGAGGTCTTCCTTGATCCCCTTGGCGATGTCAGGGATAGAACTTCCATCCTCTATCCCGGCACTGACAGTTTCTTTGACCTTCCGGTAGATCTCGTCGGGGGTGGCGACCAGACGGTTGCGGACACCAGTCAGGTACTGCTCGACGTAGGGCCGGTTCGAGAACTCGAACTTGTGGCCCATCACTGACTCATACGTTTTACCGAACGCCCACCGAACGGCCTTGTCGATGAACTGTTCGATCAGGTCAAGCCATTGGAACTTGGCGGTGAACACCCCGTTGGGGTCGATCGTGCCGAACGCGGTGCCGAACGCGGTCAGCACCTTGTCCCGGATCAGCGACAGCCACGACTCGACGGCCTTCGCGTACTCCCCGTAGATCTTCTTTTCGATCTCGATGAACACACCGACCCTGGCCAGCTTTTCGGGCAGCCAGCGGTCTTCTTGCAGGTTGGTGGATTCAACGGGCATGGCTCAGCCCCCGCGACAGGAAGGTGCGGAGCAGGGCGTTCTCGTGTGGGTAGCCGCGTTGCAGCAGTTCGACGCAGTAGGTGCGCAGCAGCCCTTCGAGCGGTTCGTGTGCCATCCCGACGTCACGGGCCAGGTCGGGCACGTAGGAGAACGCGCCGTGAAGGAGTCGTTCGGCGTGTTCGGCTCCGAGGACTTTCAGCCGGGTGTGTAGCAGGTGCGGCTCGACACCTTCGGCCGCGCCCGCGACGCGCGCCTTGCGGTCGAGGAGCCGTTTCCCGGCAAGCTCCATCGCGCGGCGCACCACCATGTCCGCACCGACCATCAGGGCGGCCTGTACCGGCTCTTCGCCGGCCTGCGCTGGTGTCTCGGTGCTGGTGGGTGCCTCAGGGAGCGCGCGACCGTCCTGGACGCTTTCAGCGGGTTGTCCAGGGGGAAGCTGCTGCTGTCCGGTGACAGTCGGTTCGGGCTGGACGGCGAGGATGTCGTCCGGCAGGCCCAGTACCCGACGGATACCGGGGTCGGTGAGCAGGTTGGTGTTCAGCTTGACCAGGTCGGTGATGAGCCGGCGGACACGTTCGTCGTCGCTGGGTGCGTCGTCTTCGGTGAAGCCGTTCTCTTCCCGGGCGGTCTCGTCGGAGACGAGACCTTGTTCGTGCAGCTTGTCGGCGTCTTCGGCCCGGTTGGGGCGCACGGTCAGCGGGGACGTGTCGAACCAGAAGACGAAGTTCTCCGGGTCCTTGTCCAGCTCTTTCAGGGCGGACTGGAGGTAGCCGGTGGTGAGGGCTTCGCAGATCCGGGAGAGCAGCGGAACAATGTGGATCTTGATGGCGGACTCTTCGATCTGCCACGCCGACCAGTGGTTGGTGTCGCCCTGGCCGGTGAGCACTTCCGGCGGGACGTCCAGGGCCAGCGCCAACCGCTGGATCGCCTTCTCCCGCTGGTCTGCGGCGGCGGCGGCCAGCGGCGTCTCGAACGTCAACCATTTGATCTTGTCGACGTACTCACCGGGCACCGTCGCGACAACCGGCACCATCGCGGACGCGTCCTCGCGGTTCTGCAAGCTGGCGGCCATCGCCCGGCCAAGAACCTGCATCAGCCCCTGCGCGCCGGACTCGTCATCCTCGGTACGCGGGAAGTCGATCTGATCCGGCAGCAGCAGCAGGCCAGCACCAGCGAGCCGGGAGTCCATCTGGGCGAAGCTGTACTTGGTCAGGTGCTCGATCTCGCGCAGGATCGGCAGGGCCGCCCGTACCGAGGAGTCGGCCGAGTCCTGCTTTCGCGGGTGCGGTGTCCACACCCGGATCAGCAGATCCTTGCCTTCAGTCAGGGTGCGGGTGCCGCCACCGAATACGTTCGAGCGTTTCACCTTGACCGTGTCACCGGCCCGGTTCACCTCGGTGGTCGACGCGACGTACCAGATGTCTTCGCTGGCGTTGTCGACCGACTCGGCGACGATGTACGACTCGCCGGGCACGGACAGGTGGATGCCCAGGTTACGCAGGGCTTCAGCTTTCCCGCCTGGTCCACCGAACATGGATTCGGCCAGGGCGGCAATGTCGGCGTCGGTGACCTCTTCGCCGGGTGCGCCTTTCTCGTCAACCTCGGCGACGTAGATGCGGCAGCGGGAGATGGCGTTGCCGATCCAGTTGGCGACGTAGCGCAGTTCGCCGCAGATGTCGAAGTGCCGCCACGATTCGGCCTGCCAGCGCTGGTCCCCGAACCGGAAGTCTTTCCACCCGGAGCCGTTGAGGCTGATCCGGCTGGCGGCGGCAACCAGGGACATGCGGCGGGGGGGCAGTTCGGCGACTGGGTCGGCTCGACGGAACAGGGCCATCAGCTCTCCTCTAGTCGGGTGAGCAGTCCAGTCACCTGGGAGTACGCGAGTGCAAGTGCGGGGATGAGGAACCAGGGTTTGGCACCCCACAGCACGGCGACGACGGCCGCCGGGATGGCTATCCATACGGATACGCACCAGCGGCAGGTGATGAGGTAGCCGGTCATGGAGTCTTCAGGCAGTTTGGCGAGTGCCCATACGCGGGGACGTTCGAAGATCTTGTCTTCCGCGATGAGTCGGGTTACGCGGGCAACAGCTAGCGCGTAAACCACATAGACAAGGAAGACGGGCACGTCAACAGCATAGGTAGAAGATCCCGAACTCTGCGCATGCCGGCGGGGAAACGCAGATCGGCCCCGCGCTACATCACAGAGCGCGGGGCCGATCTTTCCTGAATCCGCTCGGACCCTATCCAGCGGACGGCTTGTATGTGTGGCGGGAACCGGATTCGAACCGGTGACCTTCAGCTTATGAGGCTGACGAGCTGCCGAGCTGCTCTATCCCGCTGTGTTTGGCAGAGCGGACGGGAGGAGTGGGCAAGAGACCAACCGTCCGCTCTTCACCAGGGTGACAGTCTTGGTACTTGGGAGGAAACCGCGCCTGTCAGGTTCGACTATACAGCAGTGTTCCTCATGGACAACGGCAGTGCGGTGACCTCGACTTCGGCGGTTTCGGCCAGCGCACCGGCCGGGTCTACCCTGACGTCCCAGTTGTCGTCCATCTCGCGCAGTTCGCGTGCCCGCACTTGTGCCTTCACGGGGTCGGTGTAGGTATCGATGAGTTCTCCGTTGACTCGTACCTCCCACATGGTGTTCACCTGCTCTCCTCTTGTATGCCTTTCACATACAAGTATACACCGTTTACTAAACTTGTCAACTAGCCGTCTGACCTGCGGTGATGCTCACCGGCCCCGCATGCGCAGGACGACGACCGTGGCCAGGATCGTGCCGAGGATGATCAGGATCGGCTTGTACTTCGAGCGCCACAGTGTGACCAGCAGGATCGAGACGATGATCGCAGCGAAGACGTCCGGATGGGCGAGGATGAAGTTGATGATCGAGGCTTCGTTCGGGGCATTGGGCAGAGGGACGTTGACGTCCTGCGCCAGCACGTCGAGAGGCATCGGCGGCTCCTTCCGCTTGTATGATCTACCCATACATTCTAGCACATCTTGACAGGAGGCATCTATGGTTCTCCCCGAGTTCGACGCGGACCGGGGGTGCTACGGCAAGGAGCGACACGAGACGCGCGAGGAAGCCCGGGACCACAAGATGGGGCTGATCCGCAAGCAGCGTCACGGCAAGTATGTACGCACCCGGTACGGGCAACGCCTCGACGTGTACCGGTGTCCGCTGTGTCACTTCTGGCACGTCGGGCACCAGCAGCGGCGGGCCAAACACGAGAAGAAGATGCGGGAGCGCAAGCACCGGAAGTAACTCACCCGATCTATCTTGGCGGTATGGCTTCTGCGGGTTCTCCGGGGGCGGGGCGTATCCCTGCCGACTTGGGCACGTACTGGACCCGTGGAGCCGGCGCGGCCAAGATCAGATGGGGGACTGACGGGTCGTTCGCCCGGTGTGTACGGCTGCTGCGGCCGAAGGTGCCCGCCCGGATCAACGTGAAGGGCCTGTGTGCGAACCTGCACAAACGGGCCACCGGACAGTGGCCGACCGAAGGTGGCAAGGCCGGCATCCCCTCGTAGGCGAAGACAGCTCGACTCCCGACAGGATGTGTCGGGAGTCGAGCTGTTCAGGTCATGCCCAGATGGTCTGGGTGCACTCGACAATGCCTTCACTGACGTAGGTACGGGCGCCTTCACCGGCGACCTTGCTGCGGTGGTACATGTCGCACCGGGCGAACCCCTTGGTGTTGCTGGTGCGTGGAATCCCGCGCCAGCGCACCGTCAGCCCCGGGTACGCCTCGATCACTACGGCCCAGGTGGTGAAGCCGTTGTCATCCCTGCTGGGCGCGGGCAGTACCGGGTCGTCCACGTGCATGCCCTTGCTGTCGGTCCATTCGATCCGGAACGTACGGTTGCCCTTCCATGACACGTACAAGATCGCCTTGTCGGGGTCACGTTCAGCCTTCCGGAACGTCTCAAGATCGGGTGCCGGTCCGGGTCGGGCGTACTGGATAACGGTGGTGCCCTGCCAATGCAGCGTCGGCCGGGGGCGTGGATCTGGAGTCTCACCCGATCGG